TACTCGTCTGCTACCGACTTTCTGAACCCGTTTCTTTCTGAATGTGCTGTCGATGAGATCTGTTCTTCTGTAGGGATGCCTGATGATCTCCGCTTGTTGTTCTTGAAAGCCTTGACAGGTCATACTGTTGAAGGTGATCCACAAGTGTGGGGTCAGTTGATGGGTTCCGTTGTGTCTTTCATCATTCTTTGTGTCGTGAATGGTGCTGTCATCCGTCGTTCTCTAGAAGTATTATATTCTCGTGAGATAAAACTCCGTGATTGTGATGCTTTGGTTAATGGTGATGATGGTGCTGTCCGCGCACCTGCCGCCTTTCTCCCAATCTGGAAGGATCTTGCCGCACTTTGTGGGCTTGAGCCGTCCCAGGGGAAGGTTTACTCCCATCCCACCTACCTCAACATTAATTCTACCTCTTACACCCTGCAACATGGGTTGTTATATCTTGTCCCGTATGTCAATATGGGTCTGATGAAAGGTTTGAAAAGAAGTGGAGGTAAGGTTGGGGTTCAAGATGTCCAAGACCCGGAGGGTCCTGAGACACTTGGTGCACGTCACCATGAGCTTTTATCGACGTGTCCTGAGAGTATGGTGGTTGCTTGTCACAAGATGTTTTTGAAGGAACATTGGGATATTCTATCCAAGGTTTCTGTCCCATTTTATGTGTCTGAAGCAGAGGGGGGAGTGGGGTTAATGCCTGTGAAGAAGTATAATACAGAGAGTATGGATATCGATGACCATTCGTGGGAATATGAGTTCGGTCCTTCTGAACTTGACCTACAGTGTCTCGAGTTACTCCACTCTGGATCTTGCGTTATTCCAGTTGCAAAGTTACCCACTGCCCAGCCTATTCAGGTACGTCAAATCTGGTCCTCTCGCGTGCGTCTTGCACGAAGTGACCATAGTTTAGAACTAAGTGATGATGACGTTGGTCTTCTTGATGTCTCCACTTTCTTTCTTACCCCCCGCCTTGTTGCTGATAGGCTAACGAAGTCCGCTTCGGAGGTCTTGCACAACAACCAGCGTGCTTGGAGGCTTCTTACTCATCTTGCTCTCAGTGGAGAAATTCGCTGATGGGTGTGGTGTCTAATGGAGTGCTCGGCAATCACAATACCTCTTATATAGTCTTAATTGATGTATGGCCTTAATGGCCTTCAGATACGTGAGTACACGATCGTACAATATATAATGTATGGGTGCTTGTTTCTTGATGGCAGGTGATCCGTGACTTGATC